ATAGATGGTACGTTCTCAATCTCTACAGATCGGAACATAACTCTAACGTCAGATCCATTACCTATCAATGTACCTGCGATGTCATTCGTCTTAGCATCAACAACTCTAGGTTTAGGGAGAGCCTCACCTTTCCTGTTGAATGCATTCTTTTTAAACGTGAAGAAATCTCCACGATCATCATTCTTATTCTTGATAGAAGCTGAAGGGTTAAGTCCTTCTAATAGTTTACGTGTAGCTTTATCAATAGTTAAGTCAATACAATACTCTGTGTCTTCTTGTGCTGTTGTGTTATATTTTTGAGCTGGTTTATCTAGCTTAGCCCAATAAGCTTTACCTGTTACTACTGGCATATCCAATCCTCTCGGTGGTTAATTGTTAAAGTTAATAACATCTTATACCATATTGGTATTAAGAAGTCAAGTCTTTTATTCGGATGCGAGCATCTCTTAATTGTATCTCGCACTCCCTTACGTTGTGCCTAAGAATTTCATTCTCGGCTGTAAGCTTTTTAATCTCTGTTTGAAACTCATTCTTCTCTTTCATAAATTGTGCTACATGTCTTGGTAATACGTATTCCATTAGTGTGTCTCCGACCAGTTGTTACCCAACTTATATTCACCATCAAGTGGGCAGTTTAGTTTATAATAATTTCCTGCATCTATTATAGCATCAACTCCTAACTTACCCACTAAGTTTCCTTGGGAAGTATCACACTCTACCTGCCACTCATCATGTACGTTGGCAACAATCTTTACATCCTTATCTAAACTATTGGCAAAGAGTACCAAAGCTTTCTTCATGACCACAGCAGCAGCACCTTGTAGCTTGGTGTTCAATGCTGAATGTGCTGAACGTACCCATATCTTTCTGTTGTCCAATCCTCTGAGCCATCCTCTACCTGCCTCTTGTGTTACTTTGTTTCTTAGTAGTGCAAGAGATGGTGTTTGTTTCAGAAAGTTATCTATTAATTCTTTACCTTTCTTTGCACCACTACCTACAATAGAACCTATCTTCTTGGAACCTGCACCATAAAGGAAGGCATAGATGAAAGTCTTTGCTTGGTCTCTGGTCTCTAGTCCTGCATTAGTTTGATTCAATGTGTGTATGTCACCATTCAATATCTCTTGTGTATAGTCTGGGTCACGCATGTAGTGAGCAAGCATTCTTAATTCTATACCACTTGCATCTATACCTACCAGTACCTTACCTTTTGGTACAGTCCAACATGTTCTACATTCCTTACCAAATGGCGAATACCCTGCTGGTACCTGAGCCATGTTAGGTTTAGCATGTGCCATCCTGCCTGTGATAGTTCTCAATGTTAATACAGAACCATGCACTCTGTTGTCAAAGGAAGAGTCAAGAGCATCAAGCCATGATGTAACCTGAGCAATTCTTTTTTGTAACATAAGATACTCAGCTATAACCTTTGCCTCTGGCATGTTGATAGTATTAAGTACTGCCTCATCTACTATCACACTTCCTTTGTCTGTCTTCTTCTTTGGTTTCCACCCTCGTTCCATTAATCTTTCTGCTATCTGNTTACGTGANCCAACATTAAAGTCTTGCATTGTAACCTTGAGCTTAGTCTTAAGCTGTGTCTCAATGCGTATNGGTGGAAACACTATCCTTAGTTGTTCACGTATCTCATTAAGTCTTCTCTCTAACTTACCAACCAAATCCATTGCATACTGCTGGTCAATAAAGAATCCATCTCTCTCTTGCTTGCATGTTATTCTTTTAACATCATGCTCCAGAGTGATACACTCCATAGAGAAACCTTTAAGCTCATGTCTTAGATGATTGTATAGTTTGACAGTTACAGCTACATCTTGCTTGCAATAGGTTAACATCTCTTCTGAATAGCCTGACCAATCATTGAAGTCTCCCTTTGGAAACTTTAGTCTGGCACCCCATGAACCTAATGAATGCCCACCATCTCTATCAGGTCTGGCTATCTGACTGAGTATCAGAGTGTCCATTAGTTTCTCATGTGGTATCTTTATACCCCATATCTTTTCAATCTGTGGTGCATCAAAAGAAATAATGTTGTGTCCTATTACTCGGTCATACTTAGCCAACAGCTTATCAAGATAGAGTTGAGTACGCATTACAAATACTTCACCCGTCTCTACATCCTGTCCAACCAAGCACCATATCTTATTAGGATTTAGTCCATTAGTTTCTATGTCAATTACAATCGCACTATCCATTACTTAAGCTCCTCAAACTCCTCTACTACCTCTTCTATATCATCTGGGAATGTTTCTGTCAACCTACTTGTATCTCTATCATAGTGTAGATAGGTACTTGGTCCAGTCAATCCAGAGAATCTATTCTTCAGTACTCTTATCAAGGTAGTGTTTCTTATTGTCGGGTCAGGATTCTGCCCATCTCTCTCAAGTCCTAGTACCATGTTACTTAGCTGACCGATACCTGCTGTACCTCTGAGTTCACTAAGAGAAGTTTGTCCACCTTCCTCATGGGATTTACCACTTGGTCTCTTACTGTGACTGACCATACCTAACCATATGTTTAACTCAATGGTCAAAGTCTTGAGCTTGGTAGCTATCTCATCCAATGCCTTACGTTCATCACCTTGCGATTGGTCACTCACCAAGATAGATATGTGGTCAAGAAAGATGTACTTACAATCACATCCCAGAGCAAGGTATCGTATGGCACTAATGACTGCATCAATATTAGTAGAGCCAAAGGATTCAAAGAAGTGATACCTATCTGAGCCAAGTGTATTCTTGAAAGCCTCATCAAATTCTTCACCAGTTACCTCTGTGGTAGGTAGATGTAAAGGTTTGTTTGCACCCAGACTTAGCATACCTCTGGCTGAATCATCCAATGGTTCTTCAAAGAACATCATGCCTATGTTATCTTCTGAGTTGTGTTGTATATGATAAGCTAACTCACGCAACACCTGTGTCTTACCCATGCCTGACCCTGCTGTGATAGTCCACATCTCACCACGTCTTAGTCCATAGGTAAGGTCTTGAAGAGCAGTCCAAGGTAGAGGTAAACATTCAGGTTGTTTCTTATTCTTTAGCGAATCATATAAAGATATACCTGATACTATACCTGCAGGTGTGTACTTCTCTGAACCGAACCATGCATTCCTGAACTCTTCATCTCTGTCTGCCATCAGGTAATCACATGCATCCTTCATACCATTGCTATGTATCATGACCTTAGCTTTGTTAGGGAATAGTCTTGCTACTTCCTCACTAGCTTTCTTGCCTGCCTCATCATTATCAAAACAAATGACAATCTCTTTGAATGAATCAAGGTACTTGTAGTTCTGTTGACAATTCTTCTTGGCTGATTGTGCATTGTGTACTGAGACAGCAGGATACCTTGAACCAAGCAGCTGATAACAAGCCATTGCATCAAGCTCTCCTTCAGTAATTGTTATACCTTTGGCTGACTCTTTACCAAAGACATGCTGACCAAAGAGAGTAGCACTCTTGGGTGTGCCCTCCCAGACAAATTGTTTACCTGCCTTACGTACCTTGTTGGCAACATGATTCTTATCGACATCATAGTAAGGATAGTAATGAGACACACCCTTATCTACTGTTACATTAAACTTCTTTGATGTAGCATAAGATAATTTTCTATCATCAATAGGTTGCCACCCATCACGACCCTTACCGATACCTGAATGAGACATAGAAATATTCTCATTAGGTATTGGTTCTTCTATTATATTATCAAACATTCTTTCTAAGTCTCCCTTTGTAAAAGTTGTAAGGCAAGAGTAACAGTACCCATGCCCGTCTTCATATCTTGTGAAGGCATCACTTGATGGACATGTTGGACAACTTATATGTGTTTCTTTAGTACTCATTACTGCTCCTTAATAAGATTATTATTATAATGATTATCTTTTCTCTCTCTCTTTAAAGACATTATACAGATTTTAAAAATCCTGTCAAGTTATTTATTTATTTACCAATGCCAAAGATTAAAAACATTAAAAATTAATATAAAAATTAACCAAAAGAAAGGATTTAAAAGTGTTATAGTTATTAAAATATCTAAACCTTTTAAAAATTTCAAAACTATTCTCCTTGCCATCTGTTATAAGTATTATAGAAATCTTCTGCCTCTTCATCAGATACGGGATGACCTGCTACTGATGTGGCTATGTGCCTCACCTGAACCATGACCTCCTCATCAATGGTATCTTGTTTCTCAAACTCATTATCTATTATGTATCTACTGACCATCTTCTTCTCCTATATACTGAGTTCATCTTGACTCATTGGGTGAATGTGTGAATGGATATGCCTCTCTAAATCGTTGGCTAAACTTATCAAGCCAACACCTACAATACCATTCTCTTCTATGATAGCATCAATGACATCTTCTATTACAATGTCATTGTCTACTAACAAATATATTATGTCTTTACTCTTCATCATATGCATCCTTGTGGTCTCTGTATACAAAGTCTGAATGGTATGCTCTATACACATGACCCTCATGATGTTCTCCCTTCTGATA